ACATCTCAGTTAATACCAGGTGATCCTTCATCTCCAATACGTGCAGCAATTGCAGCAGGAGTTGCAGTAGCTGGTGGTATTGCTAATGTGGCAGCTATCTTAAAGACACCAACACCAGGAGCATCTGGTGGAGGAGGTGGAGGTTCAGCACCAACCAGACCTAGTATACCAACATTTAATCCAGAAGAAGCATTAGCTGCTGGAGCCGCTGCAGATGATACAATAAATAATGAAGTTACTTTAGGAGAACAAGCTGGTAGTACACCAGGTGTAATTAGAGCTTATGTTGTCTCTGACGAAATGACATCACAACAAGAAGCTGATGCAAAAATAAACGACTTAGCACGTCTATAATATATAAGATATGAATAAAATAGTAGAATTATTAATAGATTGGGATAACTTAGAATTTGATGACTTAGGTGTAGAAGTAATGTCGATTGTAGATTCTCCTGCCATAGGTATCGATTTCTTAGCATTTAGTGAAGTTAATGACGATATGATTGATGGTATTGTAGACTTGTTAAATCAAGTAGAAGATATTGACAATCGTATCGCGATGGCTAAAGAATCTATAGACTCTTTTGTTAAAGATGAAATTGAATATGACAAAGAAGATTTCTTAAGAAGAATAGGTTTACATGAAATGCCAAATGGTGACCTAATGGAAGGCGCAGAACATGGACAAGAAGCTATAGAAGAAGCAATTCTTAAATTAGCTAAAGAATATGGAGAAACAGTTGACTATGAGAACACTGTATACATTGATGGTACTAAATCTAACTTTGAAAATGTTGGTGATTACCTAAAAGGTATTGTTGGTTTAGATATTCTTGGTAAACAAGATGCTGATAAAGAACCTGAAATCAAATACAGATATACAGGACCTATCTCAGGTAACTCTCGCAGCTTCTGTAAAGCTATGGTTAGATTGAATAAACTATATACTAGACAAGAAATAAGAGACATGGACAGCTCTATAAACACTGGGTTTAGACACAATGGTCAACCTTACAGTATTTTTGACTTTAAGGGCGGTGTTAACTGTAGACATTACTGGGAAGAAGTAGAAATGTACAAAGAAGGTAGACAAACTGTAGTAATGTCTAAAGGTAGAGCAAATGGTAGAGCTGGACAAATTGCTAGCTCATCTAACAATGAATGGAGATATCCAGGTACATTTGCATTCTCAGATGATGAACAAATGATAGTCACAGGACCAGCAATGGTGCCTGATCAATTAATCTTAAGAAAAGATGAGAATGGTGTACCATTTCATGTATTCTTTAGTAAAGACACAGTAAAGAAGATAGCTCAGAAATTCTTTGAGTATAATAAGCAGAATAATACTGATATAAACCACGATGACGACATTACTACTAATAACACTCTTCTTGAATCTTGGATTGTCGCTGATCCTAAAATGGATAAAAGTAAAGCAATGGGATTTGAAGTACCTGAAGGCACGTGGATGGCATCATATAAAATTAATAATGAAGAAACTTGGAATCAAATCAAAGCGGGAGAACTAAATGGTTTTTCTGTAGCAGGTCAATTCATTGAAAAAGCAACTAAAGCATGATAGCAGAAACTAAAGACTCGATAGCAAACATAACTACAATGACTGCTGCGGGTAGTGCAATGGTAGATTTCAATAGTATCCTTACTATGGGATTAATTATTACAGGTATTGTCTTAAATATCATGAGAATTAGAGCACACAGAAAGAAGAAAGAGGACTAACTCTAAGTTTTTGTCAATATTGACACTTTCTATATTTCCTTATATCTGGCACAAAGTCAGACATTAACTAAAAAAACTTAAACAGTATGACAGTCAATGACGCAATTACAAAACTTAAGGTGATGCTAGGAGCAGACACTGCAGAAGTTACAGTTGTTGAAAACAAGTTTGCTGAAGCAGAATTAGTAGATGGTACTCAAGTGTACACTGAAGGTGAATTACAAGATGGAGCAATCCTTTTTGTAAGAGCTGGAGAAGGTGCATCTGAAGATCCATTCGCACCTGCTGGCAAGCATGAAACAACTGATGGTCTTATCATAACTGTTGGTGAAAATGGTGAAATCTCTTCTATCGAAGAAGGTGGCGCTGAAGTTGAAGCTTCTGAAGAAGAAAAGAAAGAAGAAGTTGAAATGGAAGAAGTTATCGAAGAAGAAGAGAAAGTAGAATTTGACGCTGAAGGCATGCTTGCTGGAATCGCTGATATGCTTTTACCTTACACTGACGAGTTAACAAAGATTAAAGAGGAGCTTTCTACCTTAAAAGAAAGATTTAACACCGTAGCGGATGAACCTGCTGCAAAACCAGTTAGAAATACGTTTAGCGAAAACAAAGTAATCGCAGACCAAAAACTAGCAGAAAGAATGGATGCATTACGCTCTATTCGCAAATCGTAACTAATAACTAAAAAAAACTATTAAAAATTATGGCATTTGGATTTGACATTTCAGCTCTTCCAGCATATACGGACCAATTATCTTTGGACCTTATCTCGAAGGCTGTATTAAAAACAGATTTACTTGATTATGTAGATCTAAGAAGCGGGTTCACTAGTGGAACAGTCGCTATTAACTTAGTTGATGCAGACTTACCTGTATCAGCATTATCTTGTGGTTGGACTTCTGACGGTGAAGTAACTTACTCACAAGTAAACGTAACTATCGAATCATTACAGTCTAAGACTGAAATGTGTATCGAAGATTTAAGATCAGTATACCAATCAGCATTTATGAACGCTGGTACTGGTAACGATTTCTTACCTTTCGAGGAAGTAATCTCTGAATCTTACGCAGACAAATTAAGAAAGTACAACGAAGGTTTCCTAATCAACGGATTCGGCGCTACTACTGGTCTTAAAGCACAGATTACATCTGCAAACGGAGCAACACTTCAAGGTGGTACTCCAGCAGCATGGACTGCAGCTAACGCAGTTGAGCAAGCATTAGACTTATATGATGCAATTGATGAAGCAGTAAAAGATAGAGAGGACTTGATTATGGTTGTTTCTCCTGACGCTTATAGAGCATTAGTAAGAGGTTTAGTAGCTTCTAACTTATTCCACTATGATTCAGTATCTGGAAACGATGTAGTTATCCTTCCTGGAACTAACATCACTGTAGTTAAGTCTTCAGGTCTTGTTGGATCTGATTACAAATTCGCTGGTCCTGGTAAGATGATCTTAGCAGCAACTGGTTTAACTGATGAGTTAGATAACTTTAGATTCTTCTACGACGAAGCATCTGACGTAATGAAGTTTAGAGCAGCTTGGAGATTAGGAGTTGGTGTAGGTGAAGTAAACCTATTCGCTACTAACGATATGGCGTAAAACAAACTAACCAGGATCATTTAGGTGATCCTGGTTTAATTAACTAAAAAAAACAATAAGAAACTATGGCATGTGATATTACATCAGGATTTACATTAGACTGTAACGATAGTAACGGAGGTATTGAAAAGATCTTCATCGCTAATGGACCAGTTCAGTCAATCACTGAAGCAGCAGGAACAATTTCAGCTATTACAGTTGGAGGTTCAGCATTAACACCTAGTGATTTCTTTGCGTTTGAAGTTCCAAGACAAACTAGTTCATTCACAGAAACTATCAATGTTTCTAACGAAAACGGAACAGTATTTTACGACCAAGCATTAACTATGATTCTAAATAAGATGGAAGCAGCAAAACGCGACCAAATCTTATTATTATCTCAGAACAATGAAATGGTAGTTGTATTTAAAGATAACAACGATAAATACTTTTCAGTAGGTATTCAAAGAGGAGCTTATATGACTGCAGGTACATCTGTATCTGGTGTGGCATATGGTGACAGAAATGGATATGAACTAACTTTCTCTGGTATGGAAGAACAACCAGCATTTGAAGTTACAGGATCGATTGTTGAAGCATAAGCTTTAACTCAATTTTATATAATAATTAAGGGTAGCAGAAATGTTACCCTTTTTTTATATCAATTGTAGAGGTGAGTAGGGTGCTGACTTAGCCATTGGCCAATGTCTTTCAGTACACCATAAGCCATCGACTAGATGTGCATATTTATATGTAGTACCATTGATCCATATTTCTGGTAGATAGTGTGCTTCTATGTTACATTGAGGATGACCAACTTGTGCATCATATAAATGACCTTCTACTAAATATTTAGTATCTGTTTGGATATTACGTTCATAACCTAGTCTAACACACTCCTCTAATAACACAGAGACTCTCTCTACATCACGTGGTCCAATAATAGTTAAATCTATATCATTAGCGGGTTCTGTGCCCAGTATGCTTCCATGTGTCCACAATTCATAGTCAGTCCAATCTAATTGTTTGATTGCATCTAATAAATCTTGTGTTAATTCATCTTCTAAACCTTTTACTGGTTGACTCATGCACTCATATGCACCAAATTTAATGTGTTTTATCATATAGTATTTATCTCTCTTACAACTTAACTGTTTTTTATATTTCTTATTAGATAAACATAATTACTAAATATGACTGGATATGTAACTGATCAAATTGGAGGCACTGGCTCTTATATAGAAATGTATTGGAATAGCGATGTGGTAGCTGGAGATTTTCAAGCAGGTGGCAACTTTTGGACTTGGTATAGATCACTAAATACACAAGAGTGGCTAGGACCATTTCCTATAACTGGAACTGTCTATAAAAATCGTGACAGATACACTAGATGGTATGTAGATACTAGTCAAATTCCTAATTTTAATGAACAGCATAGAGATGGATTCTATCAATTTGTTGTGACACCACCATTTGGACCTACAGATAAACCAACTCTAGGTATACAGCAACAAGGTTTAATTAAATTAATATTCGATAACGGTGGTAGTATAAACACTGAGAATTACATCTCTAACAACGAACAAAGAGAGTCGGATACATACTTTAGACCAAATTATTAATATATAATATGAGCACAAGAAACCCAGAGAGTTTATACTCTATTAAAGGACAAGCCTTTACAGCACTAGAATTACCAGTTATCTCTGAAGTAAGAGGTAAAGAATACATGAGATTCGGTGGTGATAACCTATTTCCACAAACTATTATCAGTTTATATGATACATCAGCAATTAATGCTACTTGTATCAATTCAATTAGAGATGGTATTGTTGGTGAAGGTATAACAACATATGGTAAAGAGTACATAAACACACAAGGTGAGACTATCGATGAAGTGTTTGGTAAAATAGCATTAGATTATACACTATTTGGTGGATATGCAATGAATGTTATTTGGAATAAAGAAGGTACACGTATAGCTGAAATGTATCATTTACCATTTGCTAATGTAAGATCTGCTATTCCAGATGATGAAGATAAGGTAACTTCATACTTTTACTCATCAGATTGGGCTGCTATTAGAAAATACAAACCAGTAGAATATGCATGTTTTGACCCAACTAATAATAAGAAGGACAACGCATCACAAATATACTACTGTAAAACATATCAGCCAGGTCAAGATGTCTATCCACTGCCACCGTATGTGTCAGCTATGAATGATATTCAGCTTGATGCACGTATCGCTAGATTCCACAACGCGAACATCTCTAACGGTTTATCTCCATCTATGTTCATTCAGTTCAGAAATGGTATTCCTAATCCTGAGGAAAGAGCAGACATTTATAGAGAAATAGAGAACACATTCACTGGCGAAGAGAATGCTGGTAGATTCTTCTTAGGTTTCTCTAGACCTGGTGAAGAAATGGAAGTAACACCAATAGAGTCTGCAAATGATGACTATTACTTATTAGTAGATGCTAGAACAGTTAGTAGAATTTTAACTGCACATAGAATTACATCTCCTAAATTATTAGGTGTTGTAGATGCATCTGGTTTCTCATCTAATGCAGATGAAATCATTACAGCGTACTCACACTTTATGAATACAGTTGTAAGACCAAAACAAACTAAAGTAATCGATACATTTGGTTACTTACTAAACTTATATGGCTTAAACGTAACATTAGCTGTTGAACCAGTTCCTATGATTATTGGTACTGATGCAGATGATATTGCTGTACAAGAAGACATTACAAATATAGCAAACGAATAACATGGCAAAGCAAGTACTATTAGTATCAGAACAAAGACTAAAGCAGTGGACTCAGTTAGATGACAATGTTAGACTAAATGAGATTACACCACATATCTTACAAGCACAAGATATTTACATTCAGAACCTTATAGGTACTGCATTGTATACAAGGTTAAAAGCTGGTGTTATTGCTGATGATCTAAATGCTGACGAAGATCTTTTATTAAATGATTATGTTGGAAAGACTCTAATGCAATACGCATTGTATATGATCTTACCATCAATAAAATATAAAGTAGTTAATCAAGGTATTGTTAATGGTACATCAGAAGAGACTGCACCAACTACCCTAGAAGAACTGAGATACCTCAGAGGTACAGTACTCGACACGGCAGAATTTTATGCGACAAGATTAGTAGAGTTCTTTAGAGATAACCCTGGTATGTTCCCAGAATATACAAATCCTGGTAACGATGGTATGATGCCAGATAAAACAGATCAATATTTTAGTGGTCTACAAACTAACGTACCTTTATTAAGAAATCAAAACAACCTTTGGATATATGCAGACTGCGGTACAGACTGTGACCCAGATTGTTCCTCGTGCAACTAAGCCGACGCGATCTAACATCACAAAATTAAAAATATTTCTATCTAAAAATGGGAAAAGTGGACAAAATACTAAATAGTTGGTTAAGTAAAAAACTGTTTGTATTCGTTATAGCAACAGCTCTTGCACTCTTTGGTGATCTTACATCATCAGATTGGGTAATAATTGCAACTACCTACATTGGTACACAGGGTGCTATCGATGCAGTAGAGAGACTAAAACGAAACAACTAACTAATAAATTATATTTCAATATAGATGGATATACAATTAGCAACAAGAGATTACGCACTCTGTATTAGTAATGATACTATTACAGAACCAAATGGTGGAACATGGGTTTCAGCGGCAGCTCTATATTTAGGAGCAACTGAACCTGTTAATGGTAGTTGGATCCAAGCACTATGTGCACAATTAGGCATTACTACTCCAGTATATGGAAGTTGGGTAATAGCTTTAGCTAATCATTATGGAGTAACACAACCATTAAATGGTTCATGGTGGTTTGGTATAGCTGACGAAGCTTGTAATGGTCTTTCATTAGCACCACTTGCAAACTTTACATCAGACTTTACAACTATCGAAGCAGGTGACTTAGTACAATTTACAGATACATCTACAGTCCCAGCTGGTGGCTCAGCCATTACTGATTGGCAATGGGCATTTACAGGTGGTACACCTGGTGCTTTTGTAGGTCAAACGCCTAATGCAATACAATACAATGCTGAGGGTCAATATGAAGTAAGTTTATCTGCTACTAACGCAGAAGGTACAGGTACTAAAACAGTTCCTAATTATATAACAGTTCTCGCAGCTTTGATATGGAATACTACTGATGTCGATTGGAACTTAGAAGAATCAAATTGGGCAACAGATACAGTAGCACCAGCTGCTCCAGTGTGGTCATCGTTTACA